TTACGGGGTAATGCCAACCGCTGCCGCCACTTTGTCGCCACTTGGCAGCGTTGCCAGAGGATTGAAACGGAGCGCCGTTTCCAGATGATCCGGTGCCAGATGAGCGTAACGCATAGTCATTTTTATATCGTGATGTCCGAGGATTTTTTGCAAAGCAAGGATATTTCCACCCGACATCATGAAATGCGCCGCAAACGTATGGCGCAGAACGTGTGTCAGTTGACCGCGAGGGAGCACGATAGACGTTTTTTCCATCACGGATAAAAATTGAAAATAGCAGTCTGTGAAGAAATTGAACCCATCAAGCGTCATGATCTCTTCGTAAAGCTCTTTACTGATAGGGATGCTTCTGTTTTTCTTCCCCTTCGTTCTTACAAAGGTAATTCGGTATTTGGTCACCTGTGAACGAGTAAGATTTACGGCTTCTCGCCAGCGTGCGCCTGTGCTTAAGCATATCTTAACTACCAGTGCCAGAATTGGGTCCTGACGTTTGCAATCAGCCAGCAATTCAACAATCTGCTCATGGGTAAGCCATGCCATCTCTTTTTCTGCGATGGTGAATTTTCGCATGTTCTCCAGTGGGTTCGGATACGACCATTCGCCCAGGCGGGATAGTTCGCTAAAAACACTACTTAGATAGCTTTGCTCCAGATTAATGGTGACCGGGCTTGCTCCTTTCTTCCATTTCTCGCTGAAGTAGATCTCTCCTGTCAGGCGTTTATCTCGATAGTGGGCAAACATTTTAGAGGTGAGATCTGTTGCAAGGGGATTGCCCAGAGCGTCAACCATCAACAGCAATTTGTCACAGACATGCCGCCCAGCGGTTAGAGATTTACCATGTAGCTTGAACCATAGCTCAACCACGTCTTTCAGTGTTCGACGATCCACTGATTCACCAAGCCAGGGCTTTGCTTCGGTTTCTTCCATCGTGTGGCGCTCAAAAGCCAGAGCTTCGCCTTTGGTGGCAAATTGTTTACGCACACGGCGTCCGCTACGTCCGGCGGGGTAACATTCGCAAAGCCATTTCCCTGTGGTGAGTTTTCGTACTGCCATAAAAAATGCCCTCCAGTGGAGAGCATTTTTACTGTATATATAACCAGTGTCAATGTATGATGCTTAAGGTTACATACATCATAAGTACCGATATGATTGCGGGGCCGTTATGTTATCACCTAATGAACTTAGATGAAGTGGTTGGTCATAGATTTTTAGATTACCAATTTCTATAGCAAAGGCTTTTTCTTTGCTATGAAAATAAGAGTCAAAAAATTGTTTACTGATACCTGCGTATTGGCTTGTTTTTTCCCATACAATACTCGGCTTATCTTCTATAACATCTGCAATGTCAAATTCAGCAACAACTTTACCGACAGGCATTGTTGAATAAATAACCACAGATTTTACATCCGTTTTTTTAAAAATACCTTTCCTGAATTCAAACTTCTTCGTCCCATTAAGGATTTTTTCAACAAATTCAGGTTTTATTGACAATAATACTTTCATCTACAGCACCAAGTTTAATTATATCGTCAAATTGCTCATCGGTTAATTTAACAACACCCCAACGGTTTTTAGGATTTAAACCAATTTCTTTGATTAGTTTAGCACGGTTTATTCTTTTAGGTAAAGCTAGATTATATGTAAAACTAATAATGTAAGGGTATCTTTTTGTTTGATAGAATTTTTTTAATTCATTTTCAGAGAATACACTGTATCGTGTACAATACTGTATGAATTCTTTTTCACTATAAAAAGAATCAATATGTCTAATATCTTCAACTACACATAATGACGTTGCGACAGAGCGATAATACGCTCTGTTTTCTTTGTCACTTGTTCTGTAAATAACTAAAATGTCATGTCTTTTTATTTTTTTTACGTCATGCATTCTGCATATATATATTTTTCTAATGCTATTCGCATGAGATACATCCGTGATTATATCAGGGGACTCTGTGGTGAGTATCGAATCAGGAAACAGTTTTGTATGGAATTCAGGATATATGGATAACAGATATTTGTTTTCATCGTTTCTATTATTTATATACGGATAATCAGACAAAATATCCCCTGTAAGATGATTTTTATTCATCTCTCTTACTAAGACTTGTTCACTCCCATTAGCAGTTTGTTTTGTAGCAACATGAATAAAACCATAAATTTTGAATAGTCTAATTAAATAATCATGTTTTTCAAAAACAGTCACATAGATATCATCTACTTTTTCTTTTAGTGCATGATCAAAAATCTTTTTGAGGAATCTTTGTCCTCGTAGAGTCCCCTTTGGGTTGAATTTAAATGTGCCTATTTTTAGATGTTTAGCACGAGTCAAAGGTGGTATTACGTCGTCAATAATACCACGCTCAATTTTCAAGTATAAAAAACCATCAATTGTGTTGTCATCATTATATAAGACATAAGCTTTTTCTTCGATAGAATTACATTTTTTATTGAACCAATCGATAAATCCATGTTGATAGTCTTTTTTTAAGGAGTCAAAAAAAACATCGTTAAAATTAACTTCATTAAACTGAATGTGTTTTAATTTTTCCATTTTTTCACCAGTGCAATAAAGTTGGATAATTTTTGTGGTTTAATAAAGTGAGCGGCAATGTAAGCTACAATAAATGCAATGGTGCAAATTAGATAAATGTCTTTATGCACACCATCTGTTGGAATAAATTTCATTATGTATGCTATGGCTGCAGCATAGAACATATATGTAAATATTTTACTAATTTTTGATTTAGTAGTCTTGAACTTCACTACTACAGAGAAGTCACCTAGCCGTGCGCCATCATCCTTTTTAGCTTTCCAGTGGTAAATCATAGGATCGTTCTTACCAAAATTGACATTATTTGAAAAGTATTTTTTCCATGTCTCTGATTCAAGAATACGACAACCTTGATAGCTTGAACCTGATGCCGATGCTTCGTCAACCATATCTCGTATAACGAAAAAATGATATTTGCTTGGAGTGCAAGAGGCGCTGGCCAGTGTGGTTGCGACTTCGTTTGGCAAATTTCTTTGTTCGTTAATTCTGAAATCTATAATATCAGAACGTTCAATATTGCTTTTTAAGAATAAATCTTTGGGATAGAATGTTTTAACAATTGCTTCAACATCAGATTCATTTAGGTTAATTCTGAATCTGATGTAGTAATTGCAATCATTGCAATTATTGCAATTATTGCAATTATTGCAATTAGACAAACAATCCTGCAGATGGAAAAATACATATGTCCCATCATTCCTCTTTCTCAATGTGATTCTTTTGTCGAATGCCCCCCCTTGAAAATCAAGTTTTGTATTAACTATTAGTTTACCTTTTCGTGTTAAATTTAATAATAAGTGTTTCTCGTTTATTGAGTCTTTATTTATGACGTATTCATTAAAAACCGCGGTGATCAGTTCTTTGCTGCTATCTAGGTTCGTGCTTAAATCAATGAAGTCATCTTTTTCTTTTACAAACGGTAAAAATAAACAGATTGCACCCTGTTCTGAAATTTCATTATTTTGGGGGCGAGAAAATGATATGCCAAAATCTAGATGATAGCATTTTTGGGATGTGATATTCCAAAAGTTGATGTGTAGTTCGTTTATAAAATCTGCTTGAGTCTCATTATAATCCTCTCCTGGGCCTTTAGCGTAGTTTCGACATCCCCAAATAGCAAAACTTCTAGACATAACAACACCATTCGTTATCGGTCAAATAAATTTATATTATAGTCATTAGGTTGAACTGGCATTTTGCAACCGGTTTGAGTTCATTAATTGCACAGTCAAAAGTAATATTTGAGTTTGAGCTCGTTACTCTTACTTTACCTACCGGTATTCTTATTACCTCGCGAACACTGATTTTTCCTTCAATTTCAACAAACCACAATCCATCGCTAATTTCGTCAAATTTCCCCTCAGCTAAGTATATCCTGCTGCCATCAAATATTAACATTGGATCTTTAATCGACTTAGGTACAAAGGACTTATCAAAAATGTAGTTACCCTTCCTTTCGAGTGCACCATCGGCAAGCACGTACTTGTTTATGCACACAATGTTTTCATTTTGTGAACTTTTATTAAGTCCTTGCCCATCAACAAGCCATTTCAATGAGAATCCAGTTTCAAGGGCACACTGTATTATCCAATCAGCAGGGAATGAGTCACGCATATAGCGTGTAGCTAATGTACTTTTTGATATACCAAGATGATCTGCCAGTGCTTGACGAGTTTTAAAGCCATAAGCCTTAACTATCCGTTCTATTGCCGCTTTTCCTCCCTGATTGAAATCGACTTGATGATCATTATGAAAATTAAAGGAAGGTATATGATTGTCACTTTCAACGTCATCTCGCTGGTCGTCTTCGTTGTCTCCATTTGGAACAGTTGAGAGTATTTCTTCTGCCGCATCAGAACCAAACGCCAGCCATTCCAAAGATGCTCCTGTTTCCATTGAGCATATAACAACCCAATCAGCAGGAAATGTATCGCGAGCATATCTATTGGCCATCGTACTTTGTGAAATACCAAGATGGTTACAGAACGCTTGGCGTGACTTGAAGCCATAAGCTTTGAGTATTCGCTCAATGACTTTCTGTCCCCCACGATTCTGCATAACAATGGCTTTCGCATCCTCTTTGATATGGCGAAATGTGAATTTTTGAGTTGACATGTTCGTTATGTGAACCTATTCTCCGTTTTGTGATGTTGTTATCACGATTAAAACCAGCTCACCACAAGCTAAAAGGAGATGTTGCATCATGACACCTAACATTTCAATAACTCTGAATACGCCACACGTCACAATCGAGCGTTATAGCGAACTTACTGGCCTTTCAATCGACACAATCAACGATATGCTGGCAGATGGTCGCATCCCTCGCCATCGCCTTCGGAAAGACAAGAAAAGGGAAAAGGTAATGATCAACCTTGCTGCTCTTACCGTTGATGCACTTACTGATTGCAATGTTGTATTCAACTAGTTCCATTTTGGGGTACATCAAGAGGGGCGACTATGTTTGATTACCAAGTTTCCAAACATCCACATTTTGATGAAGCCTGTCGTGCATTCGCACTGCGCCACAACCTGGTGCAACTGGCAGAACGTGCAGGCATGAATGTGCAGATCCTGCGGAACAAGCTGAACCCAGCTCAACCTCATTTATTAACCGCACCAGAAATCTGGTTGCTTACCGATCTGACTGAAGATTCGACGCTGGTAGATGGTTTTTTGGCTCAGATTCATTGTCTGCCATGTGTGCCGATTAATGAGGTGGCAAAAGAGAAACTGCCACATTACGTCATGAGTGCAACCGCAGAGATCGGGCGTGTTGCTGCAGGTGCGGTATCTGGCGATGTAAAAACCAGTGCAGGTCGTCGTGATGCCATCAGCAGCATTAACTCTGTAACACGACTGATGGCGCTGGCTGCTGTTTCATTGCAGGCCCGTTTACAGGCTAACCCTGCGATGGCGAGTGCGGTTGATACCGTAACTGGCCTCGGTGCTTCATTCGGTTTGCTGTGAGGTGCTTATGCTGTCGAAAGAACCATCATTTGCATCGCTGCTGGTAAAACAAAGCCCGGCAATGCACTACGGTCACGGCTGGATCACGGGTGAGGATGGAAAACGCTGGCATCCATGTCATTCACAAGATGAATTGCTGTCTGAATTGACCACGAGGAAACGGAGAAAGTCCAAATGTATGCGGCAGAAAGTGAAATGGTTTATCAGTTTCGTTACAGAGGGGAGAGTTATTCAGTACCTGAAGATGATTTGCTCTGTTGCTATCCGTCATTGTCGGGCGATGGCAGTTACTTTTTCACGTTAAAGGATGGGACGTTTTTACGGGGAGAGCAGGTTAAAGAGACGATACGAAAAAATGTATCTCCTCTTGAGCGTTACCGTAAGAACAAAGAACGATAGCTGCGTTTGGGGGATATGAAGTATGGCAATTAATGGCGCTGCAGCAACTGTTCCATTAAGCCCCGGTGAACGCCTGAATGGACTTAATCACATTGCGGAGTTAAGGGCGAAAGTTTTTGGCCTGAATATTGAGTCAGAGCTTGAGCGGTTTATTAAAGATATGCGTGATCCACGGGATATCAATAATGAACAAAATAAACGGGCACTGGCTGCCATATTCTTTATGGCAAAAATTCCAGCTGAACGTCATAGCATCAGCATTAATGAGCTGACCACTGACGAAAAGCGGGAGCTGATTAAAGCAATGAATCATTTTCGTGCAGTGGTGAGCTTATTTCCCAGACGGCTAACCATGCCGAATTAACCAACTAATGAAATTAATGGCGTAAACCCGCCGGGCATCCCTTTATCTAAATTCAGGAGAATTGATTATGCGTAATATTGATACCCTCACGACTAAAACCGGACCGGATGACGCAGGGCTTAATATTTTACTGACAGAGGCTCGTCTGGAAGAACGCCGGGCAAGGGCTGAAGCAATGGCAGCTCGCCTTGATCGCCTGGCGTGTCATATCACATCCCGCCAGTTAAACCACGTCGAAGCGGCAGAACTGCTGCGTGTGACTGCTGAAGCAATCCAGAACGAAGCGCAGGAGATCCACTGATGGCTGATGCAATGGATCTCGTCCAGCAGCGCGTTGAAGAAGAACGCCAACGTCATATCCGTGCTGCCCGTGCCAAAACGCCGGGCATGTCCCGCGTGCTTTGCATTGAGTGTGAAGCGCCAATTCCGCCAGCACGCCGTCGTGCCATTCCGGGTGTGCAGCTTTGCATTACCTGTCAGGAAATCGCAGAGCTGAAAGGCAAACATTACAACGGAGGTGCTGTATGAGCACCATCCTGAAATGGGCGGGAAATAAAACCGCCATTATGTCCGAACTGAAAAAACACCTTCCTGCTGGCCCGCGACTGGTTGAACCTTTCGCGGGTTCCTGTGCTGTGATGATGGCGACGGATTACCCCAGCTATCTGGTTGCTGATATTAATCCTGATTTAATCAACCTCTATAAAAAGATTGCCGCTGATTGTGAATCGTTTATATCTCGTGCCAGAGCTTTATTTGAGGAAGCAAACAGGGAGGTGGCTTATTACAACATAAGGCAGGAGTTTAACTGCTCAACTGAAATTACTGACTTCATGAAAGCAGTATATTTCCTGTATCTCAATCGTCACGGTTACCGTGGGTTATGTCGCTATAACAAGAGCGGGCATTTCAACATTCCCTACGGTAATTATAAAAATCCGTATTTCCCTGAAAAAGAAATTCGCGTATTTGCAGAGAAAGCCCAGCGAGCAACGTTTATCTGCGCCAGCTTTGATGAAACGCTGGCGATGCTGCAGTTGGGGGATGTGGTGTATTGCGATCCGCCTTATGACGGTACGTTTTCCGGCTATCACACTGACGGCTTCACTGAAGATGACCAGTATCACCTGGCATCTGTTCTTGAATATCGATCATCAGAAGGTCATCCAGTCATTGTTTCTAACAGTGACACATCCCTGATCCGTTCGCTGTATCGAAATTTCACTCACCACTACATCAAGGCAAAACGCAGCATCGGCGTGTCGGCTGGCGAGAGTAAATCTGCAACAGAAATCATTGCTGTTTCCGGGGCGCGCTGCTGGGTGGGATTTGATCCTTCGTGTGGCGTGGATAGTTCTGCTGTGTACGAGGTGCGTGTATGAGTCATGACGATATGAGCAACTCTAGCGGCTTTAACGAGGCCGCTGCAGCATTTTCATGGAACGGCCCGAAAAAGGCCATTAACCCTTATCTGGACCCGGCGGAAGTTGCGCCGGAGTCTGCACTTTCAAACCTGATCACTCTGTACGCTGCCGATAATGAGCAGGAACAGCTGCGCCGCGATGCACTGAGTGAGCAGGTCTGGGAGCGTTATTTCTTTAATGAATCTCGTGATCCTGTCCAGCGCGAAATGGAGCAGGATAAGCTCATTAGCCGGGCAAAGCTGGCGCATGAACAGCAGCGTTTTAACCCGGACATGGTCATTCTGGCGGACGTCAGCGCCCAGCCCACCCATATTAGCAAGCCGCTGATGCAACGTATCGAATACTTCAGCAGCCTGGGCAGGCCAAAGGCTTATTCCCGCTATTTGCGTGAGACGATTAAGCCATGTCTGGAGCGACTGGATTGTGTACGTGACAGTCAGCTGTCTGCTTCTTTCCGTTTTATGGCAAGCCATCAAGGGCTGGAGGGCCTGCTGATCCTGCCTGAAATGAGTCAGGATCAGGTGAAACGCCTGTCCACCCTGGTAGCTGCGCATATGAGCATGTGCCTTGATGCAGCTTGTGGCGATTTGTATGCCACTGATGACGTTAAGCCAGAAGAAATCCGCAAGACATGGGAAAAGGTGGCGGCGGAAACCCTGCGTCTGGATGTCATCCCACCTGCGTTTGAGCAACTCCGTCGGAAAAGAAACCGCCGTAAACCCGTGCCCTATGAACTCATTCCGGGTTCGCTGGCGCGTATGTTGTGCGCCGACTGGTGGTATCGGAAATTATGGAAAATGCGTTGCGAATGGCGGGAAGAGCAGTTGCGTGCTGTCTGCCTGGTCAGCAAAAAAGCATCTCCCTATGTCAGCTATGAAGCCGTGATGCATAAACGTGAGCAGCGCCGTAAGTCGCTGGAGTTTTTCCGTTCTCATGAACTGGTGAACGAAGACGGCGAAACGCTGGACATGGAGGATGTGGTAAACGCCAGCAGCAGCAACCCTGCGCATCGCCGCAATGAGATGATGGCCTGTGTTAAAGGTCTGGAGCTTATCGCGGAAATGCGCGGTGACTGCGCCGTTTTCTACACTATCACCTGTCCGTCACGTTTCCATTCCACGCTCAACAACGGCAGACCCAACCCGACCTGGACAAATGCGACGGTAAGACAAAGCAGCGATTATCTGGTCGGCATGTTTGCTGCATTTCGTAAGGCAATGCATAAAACCGGGTTGCGCTGGTATGGCGTGCGGGTGGCTGAGCCGCACCATGACGGTACTGTGCACTGGCATCTCATGTGCTTCATGCGTAAAAAAGACCGCCGCGCCATCACTGCATTACTGCGTAAGTTTGCCATCCGTGTAGACCGCGAGGAGCTGGGCAACAACACGGGGCCACGCTTTAAGTCTGAGCTGATTAACCCGCGCAAAGGAACACCGACAAGCTACATCGCGAAATACATCAGTAAGAACATTGACGGGCGTGGTCTGGCTGGCGAGATCAGCAAGGAAACGGGTAAATCCCTGCGTGATAACGCCGAATACGTTAATGCCTGGGCGTCTCTGCATCGTGTTCAGCAGTTCCGCTTCTTTGGTATTCCGGGACGTCAGGCTTACCGTGAACTTCGCTTGCTGGCTGGTCAGGCGGCAAGGCAACAGGGTGACAAAAAAGCAGGTGCGCCAATACTGGATGACCCGCGCCTTGACGCCATCCTGGCTGCTGCTGATGCTGGTTGTTTTGCCACCTACATCATGAAGCAGGGCGGCGTACTGGTTCCCCGTAAATATCACCTTATCAGAACCGCTTATGAAATCAACGAAGAGCCGACCGCCTATGGCGATCACGGCATTCGTATTTATGGCATCTGGTCACCCATTGCAGAGGGCAAGATCTGCACTCATGCAGTGAAGTGGAAAATGGTTCGTAAGGCCGTTGACGTTCAGGAGGCGGTAGCCGACCAGAGCGCTTGCGCCCCTTGGACTCGTGGCAATAACTGTCCCCTTGCTGAAAATTTGAACCAACAAGGGAAAGACAAATCAGCTGATGGGGATACTAGGACGGACATTACCCGCATGGATGACAAGGAGTTGCACGATTACCTGCACAGTATGAGCAAAAAAGAGCGCCGGGAACTGGCTGCAAGGTTACGCCTGGTGAAACCGAAACGGCGTAAAGACTACAAACAGCGAATTACAGACCATCAGCGACAGCAGCTCGTCTATGAACTGAAGTCCAGAGGATTTAATGGCAGCGAGAAAGAGGTCGATTTACTCCTTCGCGGCGGCAGTATTCCGTCAGGAGCAGGCCTGCGTATCTTCTATCGGAACCAGCGTTTGCAGGAAGATGATAAGTGGCGAAACCTGTATTAATTACGCGGGTTAACAATTCGTGCTCTTAATAATACCAGGCATATCAGGCTAATGAACGTAAAAAAACGTTTTACATCAGTAAGATTATTATATACTGTAAATATAAACAGTGGTTATGTATACAGTATTGCTTGTGGTGTCATAGGAGGAAAGATGCAGGACTATTTTTTGGAGTCTTTGAAGCTCCAGCGCATTGATTTTTTTCTTAAGCTTGTAGCGGCTAGTGAGTGTAGTGATGAAGAGAAGGGGCTGGCTTTGCAGTGGGTTTCTGAACTGACAGATGAACTCATGGCAAAAATCAGAACCCACGAATACAACCGCTCAATGGATGTCATCAGCTGAGGTGACCTTTATGCGCATTGAAATAATGATCGATAAAGAGCAGAAGATTAGCCAGTCTACCCTGGACGCCCTTGAATCCGAGCTTTACCGCAATCTGCGCCCCCTGTATCCCAAAACGGTAATTCGCATCCGCAAAGGTAGCTCTAACGGTGTGGAACTGACCGGACTGCAACTGGACGAAGAAAGAAAACAAGTGATGAAGATTATGCAGAAGGTGTGGGAAGACGACAGCTGGCTGCATTAAGAAAAGTTGCTGGCGTCTGAACTTGGTTCTGGCGTCAGCAAGGTTGAACAACGAGTACAGTGAGGCGTTAGGTGTGGCGTTTATTTGATGAGTGAACGCCCGTTCTGCGACAGGTTCGGAGATTAAGGTTGAAACTACGGGCAAAATACCATCTTTTTCCTACTTAATTGAGTCCAGTAACAAGTTACAGTTACTCTCATTGTAGAGAGAACGAGCAATTAGTGTTACCTGCTTTCCATTCATTCCCGGCTTATCCCATAACACAGCTTCTTGCGACGCCACAAATTCAGCATAATCAATTATGCGTTGTTCGTGATCTGGTTCCTCATAGCCAAAGTATGAGAGCGCATCGTTGTAAGCGTGGTAAGCTGCTTTCTGTAATATCTTGATATCGGCTGTAGGTACTTGCTCCGTGTAGCTAGGATCTAATTGTGTGCTACTGCCATAGAATGCACATGAAAGGTAAGATATTGATTTCTGTTGAGCTTTAGTTCCTTTCTCATAGTTTTTAGCTGTTACCGCCTGAACTGGGACGCTAACAAAGCTTGCAACCAGAATTAAAATTAATACGTAAAAGCTTTTCATTTTGACCTCAGCCGAAACGTTAGAGAGACTATCGAAATTTGTAAAACCCGTGGCGATTCAGTTTGAGATCCTCCCCCTTACATGATTTTTAATCAAATATATGCTTTTGTAAGCATACCTGTTAACCGAATTATTCATTTTTAGAGATCTTCCTACATACTGATTATGCCCGCTGAGGAGTTCACCTTGCGTAAAGTCCGATTCGCTTTACTCGTCTGTGCATGTCTATGCTGCATGAGATTGCATGATCGTTTGAGGATCGTTTTTGCTAAGGCCCGCCAGAACTGGCGGGCTTTTGCGTTGATCATGCACCTGCATGAAAACCACTACATAAAGCGGGCAGGCGTGGCGGGGATACGAGCGCGCGTAAACCAAGTAGTATGTATCATCTAACTTTTACGAACAAGGTGTCCAAAATCTACGATAAATAGGTTAGACTTGTAGTACTTACAGTAATAATGCAAAAGGAAATAGCATGAATCAGGTTCATGAGTCACATCAAATTAATCTTTTCACAACCAATGAAGAAATATCGCCTAGTCCTGCTATAATTTTTCCAGTTCTACAGGAGTTAAGCGGATTTAGCCTCATCCCAACATTTGGACAGGAAGTAAATGCTTTATCTGGTGAGATGAAACAGATATTGATTATGACAAATCCAGAGCAAACTTATCGTATTGAATTTGCAAGCCATGCAATCGTTATAAATGCTATGTCTACAAATCATGATGAATTTGTTGAGAAATCTGTAAATGTTATCAGTGCAATGTTAAAGATATTTCCCAATAAGAAATTTAATAGAATTGCATTATTAAATGCACAGATTTTTACTGCTTCTTTGGATAAATATCAACAGTTGTATGATAAATTATTCACATACAATGAAGTTTCTCCTTTTGAGTGGGATAACAGAATTGCGCTTCGTAAAAATATTGAATTTAATAATGAGGCAATAAATAGCATCAATGCTATCAGTCGCAAAGAAGTTGCTGTTATGAATCATAATTCAGGCAAGCCATTTGATGCGATAATGTTTGAAATCGACTCTAATACGTTGCCAACAAATACCGATTATAGATTTGATTTTAATCAGGCGATTCAAGTGTTGCGTAATTTGAATGATAATAACAGAAATTCACTGAGTGTACTGCGTCGTTATATTGAGTTATAGGAACTATTATGGCAGGTTATAGCGATTATATATTTAATATAGCGGCAAAGGTTATCAGCAATGCTGTGCCTATTAATGAGTTTAATGTAATAACTAATCGTTTTTTTAACAATCTCCATGATGAATTTAAAACGTCGCGTTTTCATGTGCATGATTCAGCCTCAAGTAATATGATTGCTGAGTCTGGTAACGTTGGAAGGATTAATTCACAAAGTAGTGAGATAGCCTTCGATATACAAGTGCAGCGTTGTTTAAAAAACGCGTTGCTATATCTTAAGTCTGAAAACTATATTGAAGGCGAGATAACTAAAACTCAAATTTATCTTGAATCTTTGTCTGAAAAAAACAAGTCATTATTTTTAGAAGTCTTTCAACGTGTCTGGGTTTCAATCTATTACTCACCAGAGTATCTTCGAAATTTTTTATACATAGCCGCATCTATGGACTATGAATTGATGAAGGATCGCGCAGATGTCCTTATATTAGGATGTTCTGCACATGAAGATGTTTTAGTTCAGGAGGCAGCTATTAGGGCTTTCGAATCTTGGGAAAATCCAGAGCATGCTTCACATTTGCGTGCAATGAGAAAGTTTAATGAAAAATGGATTGAAGATTATAGACAAAGTACTATAAATTTTTTGGAGAGTCTAAAATGACATTCCTATTAAGGAAGTTTTCATACCCAAAATGGGAGAAAAACAAAGGATTATCTCCAGATGAGTTTTCAGCTGATTCAATTACTGGCTGTACGCGCACAACTGCGAATAAGCTTTCAGTTTGGAGATCAGAAACCACTGATTTTAAATCTGATTATGTAGAAAAACTTATTGTTGCTTTAGCTACGACGATGCCGTCACCTGCTACTATAGACCTTGTTTGGTTGAAAGAAGAATGGTTTTTTGAACATGGAATTACATTGGAAGATAATCCAGGTGATACTAAATATGAAAGTGTGAATAATCTTCATAGCGACATTGCAAATCTAAATCATAGGCGTCTAGCTATGGTAGGTTCACATATGCTTGAACAATTAGAGGGGGCAGGTAATTATCTCAGGGTTAGTAAAAGAGAACTGATTTCACTTGTGGTTAAGTGGATGGAAAAAGAAGGTGAGTTTACTATAGAGGATTTGGAGGAAAAATGGCAGGAACAGTTGAATAAATTATAAATTATTCAACCTATTGCGCTAGCCGATTAACCCCATTTAAGTATATCAAATGGGGTATTATGTTTCCTATATTTGTATTCTATGGTGTTAATTCATAGCTTCTAAAATTAATTACTTCTTTAGCACACCATTTGTTTAGCTCTTTCATTTGTTCTTGTAAAGGAAGTAGTTCGTTTCTAACAAAAACCTTACTCGCCTTCTCCACATCCCCAAACCCCCCAACATTATTCGGCATGATCCCCATCATCTGCGGCGGCACGCGGTGTGCCGCCATCATGTCATCGCGACTAACATTTTTGATATTCAAAAACTCATCCTTCGCCGCGACTTCTGACAGAGGAATAATCTGAAGGCCGTCTTTTTTGCCGTTAGGCGAGTACATAAACAGGTTGCGGAAGTTGCCAGGGCCTTTGGCGCTTTTCATCGCATTGCGGAGGTTGTTCACATCCTCCTGGTTCTGCGCGGCATCGGTCATGTACATGATGAAGCCTGCATGGCTGCCGTTAATGTAATACTTCCGGCGGAACAGCGTGGCGGACTCGTTGAGCAGGGCTGACGGAATGGCAGAAAGATAACCTGGTAGGCCGTAGATCTCCTGGTTGATGTCAGGTTCCATCAGATGAAAAATGCTGCCTTTCGTGAACTGATACGGCTGGGTTGTCATACCGTATTGCACAAACCAGTAGGTATCCAGGTCTAACCCGCGTCGGGTGTATTTTGCCAGAGCAGGCTCAAGGGCGATAACTTCACCGAAGCGGTTCGTGCGTTTCTCCAGGTAGGCGTTACCAAATACCAGATAGTCCTGCACAAAACGTGAAAAAGCCTGCTGGCTGAGCAGCGGGTGAGGGATGTAGGTACTGGTCAGAATGTTGCATTTCACCGCAATTGGTGAGCTGTGATGCACGGCGGCGCGGAAGGTTCGTGCCAGTCCGTCAAAGCTGACGGGCGGCTCATACCAGCGATCCATCTGTACGCATTCCACATAGTCCAGCAGTTCACGGCGGTCCAGAACAGGAACGGGATCGCCAAAGCTGAATGCTTCGGCTGAAGTTTGGCTTTTATGCTTGAGCTGATTCGTCGCCGCAGCGCGGTTTTTCTTACTCTTTCCCATCAAAAAATCTCCACAATATTGCTGGTATTGGCGGACTCGCCCTGCAGCGGTTCATTAAACAGTGCGTGCATTGTTGCCCAGGCCAGATCGGCGTGGCTGGCTTCTTCGCTGCGGCTGGCTTCATAGGTCGGGCGGTTGCCGCTGGCAGTGGTGGCGCGACGGATTGCCATAAAGGACTGCGCTATGTCGGTGTGCCCTGCGTCAAACTCCAGGCGGCGGTGGCTAATAATGTCGTAGGCCTTGAGTACCAGGGCGTTTTTAACGTTGGGGTTGTAGACAAACTCCCGGACGGCAGGAAAAAACGCTTTCACGTTCTCGTAAACCCCGTGACCGACGCCGGTTGAGTCGATACCGATGTATGTCACGTTGTACTGTTCGGTCAGTTTTTTGATGGCGTCAGCCTGGGCGCGGAAGTCCATCCCGCGCCACTGGTGACGTTCAAGAATGCGAAACTTACCGCCTGGCACGGCTGGCGGTGCCACCACCACGCATCCGGCGCTGTCGCCGTTCTGCGTACCTTTTGCCGGGTCATAACCGATCCACACTTCGCGCCAGCCAAACGGGCGCAGGGCCAGTGCATGAAAGTCGCTCCAGACTTCCCAACTGTCCACCATGCACGCCTGCAGCTCGCTGAGCGGGAACACGGACGCGAGATCGTCCACAAACTCGCACATCAGCAGGTTCTGGTATTCGTCCGGGCTGTACTCCATGCGCAACTGATCGAGGTCGAAAAGGTTACATCCGCCGCGCACTGCATCTTCCACGGTGACTATCTGGCGGTATTGCCCGTCTGCGCACAGCAGGCCGGGGGCCAGATTGCTGTGGGACAGGTCGATGTCCACCTTATCGGCTTTGTTGCGCCCACGGTTGAACAGCGCACCAGACCAGAACGGATAAGCACTGTGTGTCAGGCTGGATGGCGTGGAAAAATAGGTTTGTCGCCATTTTTTGTGAATAGCCATACCGGAAGCCACTTTGCGCAGCTCCTGGAATTTCGGTATCCAGAAATATTCATCCAGATACAGGTTGCCGTGATAACTCTGGGCAGTGCGGGCATTGGTGCCGAGGAAGTAAAGCGTGGCCCCGTTAGGAAGCACCATCGGATCGCCTTTCAGCTCCACCTCGACTTCTTTGGCGAAGTCGATGATGTATTGCTTAAAGACGTGAGCCTGTGCCTTACTGGCAGAAAGGAAAATCTGGTTACGTCCGGTAAGCAGGGCGTCAATCAGGGCTTCACGGGCAAAGTAAAAGGTCGCGCCGATCTGGCGTGACTTCAGCAGATTACGGATGCGGTTGGTTTTTCCAGCTTCCCACCAGTGGCGCTGGTAGTTGAACATGGAGGAATGGAAGATTTCTTCCAGCTTCTCAATCTGTTCATCGGTGAAAACATTCTTTTCCGGCTGACGGCGCGGCCCTTTGTTGCGGTTGGCGACGTTAGGGTTTAAGTCGGCTTCGTTGCCGCCATTGTTAAACTTGCCGATCCGCGCGTGGCGCTCCGACTGGCGTGCCAGCAGGTCAATTTCTTTGAAATCTTTCCCTTCTTTGTGCTCCTTCATAATGAGCTGGCAATAGCGTGCGGCGGTGGTGAGCTGCATCTGATCCAGCGGCCCATAGTCACCCCACTTGTCGCGTTTTTTCCAGCTGTGAACGGTTGCAACTTTCTCGCCCAGCATTTCAGCAATGCGGGCTACGCGGTATCCCTGAAAGTACAGCAGCATGGCCTGCCGACGGGGATCGAGATCTGCGGGTGTCAGTGTGGTGTTCATGGCACAAACCTACAGCCTTGAATGAAGGCTTTCCCCGCCTGCGGTTTGTGTGGTTGTCGGTACAAATACCGCGCATTGTTTCACTGCCCCCATCACCGCAACCATAAGGCTCCAGTAAGTTTTTTCTAACGGAGCACAGCTCATGACAGTGAAAGCAAAGCGTTTTCGCATCGGGGTGGAAGGTGCCACCACCGACGGACGCGAAATCCAGCGTGAATGGCTGGAACAGATGGCAGCCAGCTACAACCCGACGATGTACACCGCGCTGATTAACCTTGAGCACATCAAGTCTTATCTGCCGGACAGCACCTTTAACCGCTACGGCAAGGTGACGGCGCTGTTTGCTGAAGAAATCACGGAAGGTCCGCTGGCAGGCAAGATGGCGCTGTATGCCGACGTTGAGCCAACGGAATCACTGGTGGAACTGGTGAAAAAAGGCCAGAAATTATTCACCTCTATGGAAGTCAGCCCGAAGTTTGCTGATACGGGCAAAGCCTACCTGGTCGGCCTGGCTGCCACTGATGACCCTGCCAGTCTGGGCACTGAAATGCTGACATTCAGCGCCAGTGCAGCCCATAACCCGCTGGCAAACCGCAAGCAGAATCCCGCCAATCTCTTTACCGCCGCAGAGGAAACGGTGATCGAACTGGAAGAAGTCCAGGACGACAAACCGTCCCTGTTTGCCCGCGTCACGGCGCTGTTTACCAAAAAAGAGCAGTCCGATGACGCCCGGTTCTCTGATGTGCATAAGGCCGTGGAGCTGGTCGCCACTGAGCAGCAGAACCTGAGCGCACGCACCGAAAAATCCCTGTCTGAGCAGGAAGAACGTCTGTCTGAGCTGGAGACTGCCCTGCAGGCACAGCAGACCGCCTTTAACGAACTGGTGAATAAGCTGAGTCATGAAGACAGCCGCCAGGACTACCGCCAGCGTGCAACAGGCGGTAACGCCCCCGCTGACACTCTGACCAATTGCTGATGGAGCACAAAACCCGATGAAGAAGAATACCCGCTTTGCTTTTAACGCTTACCTGCAGCAGCTGGCGCGTCTGAACGGTGTGGCAGTTGAAGAACTGTCCAGCAAATTCACTGTGGAGCCGTCTGTGCAGCAGACGCTGGAGGACCAGATCCAGCAGTCCGCCGCTTTCCTGACGCTGATTAACGTCACGCCAGTGACTGAGCAGTCCGGTCAGCTGCTGGGGCTGGGTGTTGGCAGCACCATTGCCGGAACCACTGACACCACCGCGAAAGAGCGTGAACCCGTCGATCCGACCCTGATGGTCGATGTGGAATATAAATGCGAGCAGACCAACTTTGACACGGTGCTGACCTACGCGAAGCTGGATCTGTGGGCGAAGTTTCAGGATTTCCAGGTGCGCATCCGTGACGCCATCGTGAAACGTCAGGCACTGGACCGCATCATGATCGGCTTTAACGGCGTGAAGCGTGCGAAAACCTCCAACCGTAGCGAAAACCCGCTGCTGCAGGATGTGAACAAAGGCTGGCTGCAGAAAATCCGTGAGGATGCACCGGATCACGTCATGGGCAGCACCACCACGGGCGGTGAAACCACTCCGGGTGCGGTGAAAGTCGGGAAAGGTGGCGAATATGCCAACCTGGACGCTGTGGTGATGGATGCCGTCAATGAGCTTATCGACGTGGTTTACCAGGGCGATGACGATCTGGTGGTGATTTGCGGTCGTGAACTGTTGTCTGACAAGTATTTCCCGCTGGTCAACAAAGAGCAGGAAAACAGTGAAAAACTGGCTGCCGATATGATCATCAGCCAGAAACGCATGGGTGGCCTGCAGGCCGTGCGTGCGCCGTTCTTCCCACCGAATGCGCTGCTGATCACCCGTCTGGATAACCTGTCCATCTACTGGCAGGAAGACACCCGCCGCCGTTCAGTTATCGACAACCCGAAACGTGACCGGATTGAAAACTTTGAATCCGTTAATGAAGCCTATGTGGTTGAGGACTACCGCTGCGCCGCACTGGTGGAAAACATCCAGATTGGTGATTTCAGCGCCGCCGCAGCCGAAACCGGAGCGTAATCCATGAGCCTGAGTCCCGCACGGCAGCATCGCCTGCGCGTTCAGGCTGAACAGGCCGCCCGCGAGGGCGGCAGTGTTCGCCACGCATCGGGCTATGACCTGATGCTGCTGCAACTGGCGGAAGACCGCCGCCGTCTCAAGGGCGTTCAGTCCACGGTCAAAAAAGCGGAAATCAAGGTGGAGCTGCTGCCGAAGTACGCCGCCTGGGCAGAGGGTGTCCTGGCTGCCGGAGGCGCTCAACAGGATGACGTGCTGATGTACGTGATGCTGTGGCGCATTGATGCCGGATATTATGCCGGGGCGCTGGAGATCGGGCGTCATGCCCTGCGTCATGGCTGGGTGATGCCGCTGGGTAACCGCAACGTGCAGACCGTGCTGGCAGAGGAAATGGCAGACGCCGCGCAGAGCGCAATGCTTGCCGCCACCGGCTTTGATGCCGATCTGTTGTTGCAGACGCTGGAGCTGACAGACGGTCTGGATATGCCGGACCAGTCACGGGCGCGTCTGCATAAAGCGATTGGCGCTGTCCTGAGTGAAAGCAATCCGGCTTCCGCCCTTAATCATCTCAACCATGCGTTACAGCTTGATCCCCGCTGTGGCGTGAAAAAAGACAAACAGCAGCTGGAGCGCAGACTGCGCAATGACAGCCGCTGACAGAACGTGCCCCCGCGCACGGGCGGCACGGGGTGGCGAAAGGCACTACCACATCAAAACCCCGTCCACCGCCCTCTATTTCAGGAGAAAGCAGCATGAAGTTTGTTGCGCCAGAACAGGCACCGGAACAGGCGGAAATCATCAGAAATACGCCGTTCTGGCCTGATGTGGACCTGTCGGAGTTTCGCAGCGTGATGCGCACTGACGGCACGGTGACGCAGCCGCGTTTAAAGCAGGTTGCGCTGTCGGCAATTTCGGAGGTCAACGCAGAGCTGTATGAGTTTCGCAGACGTCAGCAGATGCTGGGGTATGCCTCGCTGGCTGAGGTTCCGGCTGAACAGCTGGACGGCAAAAGTGAGCGCATTCATCACTATTTCAACGCGGTTTACTGCTGGGCACGCGCCATGCTCAACGAGCGTTATCAGGACTATGACGCCACGGCATCCGGTGTGAAGCGGGGCGAGGAACTGGCGGAAGCAAGCGGTGATTTGTGGCGTGACGCCCGCTGGGCCATCAGCCGGGTGCAGGATGCGCCGCACTGCACAGTGGAGCTTATCTGATGAAAGTGCGTGCGTATCAGTATGACACGGTGGACGCGCTTTGCTGGCGTCATTACGGGCGCACGCAGGGTGTCACGGAGCAGGTACTGAAGGCAAATCCGGGGCTTGCCGAATACGGCCCCTTTTTACCTCACGGGCTGCAGGTGGAGCTGCCGGACATACCGACAACCACTACCGTGCAGACCGTCCAGCTATGGGACTGAATTATGACGCTTGAGCGAATCAGCGCCTTTATCACGTATTGCATCGCCGTCGTGCTGGCCTGGCTGGGCGATTTGTCCATCAAGGATGCCTCAACGCTGGGCGGCCTGATGATTGGTGTGCTGATGCTGGCTATCAACTGGTACTACAAACACAAAGCCTACCAGCTTCTGCGCGACGGGCAGATCTCGCGGGAGGACTATGAATCCATCAATCGTTAAACGCTGCCTTGTCGGGGCCGTGCTGGCTATTGCTGCCACGCTGCCGGGTTTTCAGCAGCTTCACACCTCCGTGGAGGGGCTGAAACTGATTGCTGATTACGAAGGCTGTCGTCTGCAGCCGTATCAGTGCAGCGCGGGTGTCTGGACCGACGGCATTGGTAATACATCGGGCGTCATCCCGGGCAAAACCATTACGGAACGACAGGCAGCAAAAGGGCTGATCTCCAACGTGCTGCGTGTGGAGCGGGCGCTGGAAAGGTGTGTGAAGCAACAGCCGCCGCAGAAGGTGTATGACGCTGCGGTGTCGTTTGCCTTCAACGTGGGAACGGGCAATGCCTGCAGTTCCACACTGGTGAAATTACTCAATCAGCGGCGCTGGGCGGATGCGTGCCGACAGTTGCCGCGCTGGGTTTATGTAAAAGGTGTTTTTAATCAGGGGCTGGATAACCGCCGTGCGCGGGAGATGGCCTGGTGCTTACAGGGAGCAAACTGAAATGAAAAAGAAATTAATCAGCGGACTGTTTCTGATGTTATGGATGGCGCTGTTAATCGCAGCAATGGTGTATCCGCAGGGGATTTTTCCGGTCATGGCAGCGTCCGGTGTTTGGGTAGCCTGTCTGCTGACATGGGGGGCAATTACGGTAGCACTGGCTGCGTTAATTAAGAATGGCCCGCTCTGGCAGGAGTTAAGGGCATCTTTGCTGAAGACAATTACCCGAAAAGAAAACGTATTTATCAGCTGGGTGATGCGATTGCTGATTGTCGTCAGTCTCGCCTGGACGGGGTGGGCTATTACCCTTGTCTTTTATCTACTGACCGTTATTGCCTTCTGGATCACCCGTAATCAGATGGCGCAACAGGTAGCAGCATGAACCGGTTGCTGCTGGTTGTGCTGGCGTTATTACTGGCGGCGCTGGGCTGGCAGACGTGGCGGCTGGCTGATGCCAGCCAGACCATCAGCACGCAGGCAGACGAGCTTCGGAGCAAAAGCCAGGCACTGGCAAAGAGCAACAGCCAGCTTATCAGCCTGTCCATTCTGACTGAAGCCAATAACCGGGAGCAGGCGCGGCTCTATGCCGAAGCAGAACAGACCAGTGTACTGCTGAGACAACGACAACACCGGATTGAGGAACTGAAACGTGAGAACGAGGATTTACGCCGCTGGGCTGATACTCCTTTGCCTGCTGATATTATCCGGCTGCGGGAACGCCCCACACTCACCAGAGGTGCAGCTTACCGTCAGTGGTTGTCCGCGAGTGACGCCGTGTCGGCTGGGGCAGGCAGCGCCGCGCACTAACGGTGACCTGAACGCGTTGCTGGATGAAACGGAGGCCGCCTGGGCGGTCTGTGCAGACAAAGTGGACATGATTATTGCGTGTCAGGAGCGAAACAGTGAACAAACCAAAATCCCTGCGCCACGCCCTCAATAAAGCGGTGCCTTATGTCCGCAATAACCCGGACAAACTGCATCTGTTTGTGGATAACGGTTCGCTGGTTGCCACGGGGGCCTGCTCCATGTCATGGGAGTACCGCTATACCCTGAACGTGGTGATAGAGGATTTCAGCGGCGACCAAAATCTGCTGATGGCCCCGGTTTTACTGTGGCTTCGGGATAACCAGCCCGATGCCATCAATAACCCGGCGTTACGGGAAAAGCTATTCACCTTTGAGGTGGATATTTTGCGCAACGATGTCTGTGATATCAGCCTTAACCTGCAACTGACGGAACGTGTGCTGGTCAGTACTGACGGCAGTGTGTCGAGCGTTGAAGCTGTAGCAGAACCCGATGAATCTGAAGAAATGTGGACGGTGAAACGTGGCTGAACTGCAGAAGGTGGACGACTGGCTGAGTGCCTTGCTGGCGAATCTGGAACCAGTCACGAGAAGCCGCATGATGCGCCAGCTGGCGCAGGAACTGCGCCGGACACAGCAGCAGAATATCAGGATGCAGCGCAATCCAGATGGCAGCAGTTATGAACCGCGCAGGGTAACAGCACGCAGCAAAAAAGGCCGCATCAAACGTCAGATGTTTGCAAAGCTGCGCACCACAAAATACCTGAAAACTGCCGCCAGCGCCGGCTCTGCCAGCGTACAGTTTGAAGGCAAGGTGCAGCGTATTGCCCGTGTTCACCATTACGGCCTGCGTGATCGCGTCAGTCGCAAAGGACCGGAGGTCCGTTACGCAGAGCGCCGCCTGCTGGGTGTAAATGATGATGTTGAGGCAATGACCCGCGACATGATTCTGCAATGGCTGGCGGGGTGATCTTTGTATCAGCACTGATACAAGTTGCAGCACTGCCGCCTTTCTTCCCCTGATGGCAACCTTTCCCTATGAACGCACAATTAACCGAAATCATGCGCCTTATCACCAACCTGATCCGCACTGGGGTAGTCACCGAAGTGGACAGGGAAAACTGGCTTTGCCGGGTGAAAACGGGCGAGCTTGAAACCAACTGGATCAGCTGGCTGACGCTGCGTGCCGGGAATGCCCGCACATGGTGGCGACCATCGGAAGGTGAGCAGGTGGTGCTGCTGAGTCTGGGCGGCAATCTGGAAACCGCCTTTGCGTTACCCGCCATCTATTCGAATCAGTTCGCGCCACCGTCGACGTCGGCGGACGCCTGCGTGACAGAACATCCTGACGGTGGCTGGTTTGAATACGAACCCGCCACCGGGCGCTGGTATATCAGTGGCATCAAATCAATGGTCATTGAGGCCGCTGACAACATCACCCTGAAAACCAGTGAGTTTGTACTGGAGGCTGACCGCACGCGCATTAACAGCGAAGTGGTGATCAATGGTGGCGTTACCCAGGGCGGCGGAGCGATGAGTTCTAACGGGATCGTGGTTGATGCGCATCAGCATACTGGCGTCCTGAAAGGCGGCGACACAACCGGAGGCCCGGTATGACGCTTTATAGCGGGATGAACAATACCAGCGGTAAAGCCATTACTGATATTGACCATCTGCGCCAGTCGGTGCGGGACATTCTGCTGACGCCGCAGGGTAGCCGCATTGCTCGTCGTGAATATGGTTCCCTGCTGTCGGCACTGATAGACCAGCCACAAAATCCGGCGTTACGCCTGCAGGTCATGTCGGCAGTGTATGTGGCGCTGAGTCGCTGGGAGCCACGGCTGACGCTGGATTCCATCACCATCAACAGCAATTTTGACGGTTCAATGGTGGTGGCGCTGAGCGGGCGGCGTAATAACGGTGTGCCTGTTTCCCTTTCCGTATCAACAGGAGCAGAGAATGGCAGTGATTGACCTTTCGCAGTTGCCTGCGCCGCAGATTGTGGATGTGCCGGACTTTGAGACGCTGCTTGCTGAACGCAAGGCAGAATTTGTGGCGCTTCATCCGAAAGATGAGCAGGAAGCAGTAATGCGTACGCTGGAGCTTGAATCTGAACCCGTCACTAAATTGTTGCAGGAGAACGCTTACCGTGAATTGCTTCTGCGTCAGCGCATTAACGAAGCCGCGCAGGCGGTGATGGTGGCTTACGCGATTGGCGGAGACCTTGACCAAATTGCTGCCAACTACAACGTGAAACGCCTGACGGTGACACCTGCTGATGATGACGCTGTACCGCCTGTTGCGGCTGTGATGGAAAGTGATGAAGCGTTACGCCTGCGTGTGCCTGCAGCCTTTGAAGGACTTTCAGTTGCGGGGCCAACTGCAGCTTATGAATTTCATGCCCGAAGCGCCGACGGTCGGGTGGCGGATGCCAGTGCAACCAGTCCGGCACCTGCAGAGGTGGTGCTGACTGTCCTGAGTCGCGAAGGCGACGGAACTGCAGAAAAAGACTTACTGGACGTGGTGGAGAAAGCCCTGAACAGTGAGAACGTCCGCCCGGTGGCTGACCGTCTGACGGTTCGCAGCGCAGAAATCATCCCGTACCGTGTGGAAGCCACCATTTTTCTCTATCCGGGACCGGAAGCAGAGCCGGTAATGGCAGCGGCAAAAGCCAGCCTGCAGAAGTACATCGCCAGTCAGACGCGTCTTGGTCGGGATATTCGCCGTAGCGCCATCTTTGCCGCCCTGCATGTTGAGGGTGTGCAGCGTGTGGAGCTGGCTTCTCCTCTGGCGGATGTGGTCCTGAACAAAACACAGGCGGCATCATGTACGCAGTGGAGCGTAACCAACGGAGGAACGGATGAATAGTCTGCTGCCACCGGGTTCAACACCACTGGAGCGCCGACTGGCGCAAACCTGCAGCGGGATTTCTGATCTGCAGGTGCCGCTTCGTGACTTGTGGAATCCGGCAACCTGTCCGGTCAGTTTCCTGCCTTATCTCGCCTGGGCGTTCTCTGTGGATCGCTGGGACGAGGGCTGGACAGAAAGCGTCAAGCGCCAGGTGGTGAAGGATGCTTTTTATATTCATCAGCATAAAGGGACCACCAGTGCCGTGCGGCGGGTGGTGGAGCCGTTCGGCTTTCTGATCCGCATTATTGAGTGGTGGCAAACCGGAGAGGCACCGGGCACGTTTCGCCTGGATATCGGCGTGCAGGACCAGGGCATCACTGAAGATACCTATCTGGAACTTGAGCGACTGATAAGCGATGCCAAACCATGTAGCCGCCACATGATCGGCATGTCCATCAATCTGCAGACCAGCGGCCCGCATTGGGTGGGAGCCGCCAGCTATCTTGGCGAAGAAATCACGATCTATCCGTATATCAACGAAACGATTATTTCCGGTGGCACCGCGCATGAAGGCGGGGCGGTCCATGTTATTGACACAATGAGAGTGAATCCATGAGCACAAAATTTTATACCCTGCTGACGGATATTGGCGCGGCGAAACTTGCCAGCGCCGCCGCGCTCGGTGTGCCGCTAAAAATTACCCATATGGCGGTGGGCGATGGCGGCGGAGCATTGCCGACGCCGGACGCAAAGCAGACGGCATTGGTAAATGAGAAACGCCGGGCTGCGCTGAATATGCTCTATATCGACCCGCAGAACAGCAGCCAGATTATTGCTGAACAGGTGATCCCTGAAAACGAGGGCGGTTGGTGGATACGTGAAGTGGGCCTGTTTGATGAGTCAGGGGCATTGATTGCCGTGGGGAACTGCCCGGAAAGCTATAAACCGCAACTGGCTGAAGGCAGCGGGCGTACCCAGACCGTGCGCATGGTGCTGATTACCAGCAGCACGGACAATATCACCCTGAAAATCGACCCTGCTGTCGTGCTGGCAACCCGTCATTATGTAGATCAACAAATAGAGATTCATGAGCAATCGCGCCGCCATCCTTCTGCGTCTTTGACAGAAAAGGGATTTGTACGTCTGTATAGCGGTGTGGAAAGCAATGATGAAACAGTCGCTGCAACGCCAAAAGCAGTGAAAATAGCGATGGATAATGCCAGCGCCAGACTGGCAAAAGACCGCAATGGTTCTGATATTCCCAATCCGGCACTGTTTGTTCAGAATCTGGGATTGAAAACGACTGTTGATAAAGCTGCATCAGCGATTCAGCCAGGAGATTATGGAATTGGCCTGGCTTATCTGAAAACCATGGGAACCAAATCGCAATTTTTTGCTTATGGTACAGCTGTCGGCTATCCAGAAGTGCCAACACATGGTGCTGGTTTCCAGGCCTGTTACAACGACAATCGACGTGCACAAATTTATGTCGCTAATGATGGCAAGATGTACTGTCGATTCAGCATGTTATCGAAAATTGCCGATGATGAAACACCGTGGAATCAGGTGTTCACCAGTGCACATTATCCAGAAGCATCAGTGAGTGTTAAAGGAATGGTGCAACTGGGGAACGATGTAAACAGCGTGTCAGAAAATGTTGCGGCGACATTGAAAGCGGTAAAAATTGCGATGGACAACGCCAGCGCGAGACTGGCAAAGGACCGCAATGGTGCTGATATTCCTGACCCGACTTTGTTTATTCAGAATCTGGGACTTAAACCGACGGTTGATAAGGCTGAAAGTGCTCTACAACAGGGAGCATACGGAATCGGTAGCAATAATAACTACGAAATGGGTGAGGTTTCACAGTTTCTTGCATATTCAGGTAATGCAGATGAAGTACCATCGAATGGTGCAGGTTTTCAGGCTGCGTATAACAAGAACAGACGCGCGCAGATTTTCATCACCGGAGCAGGGGAAATGTATCACCGTTTCAGCGGCTCTGATACGGTTAAAGACAATACAACACTATGGCGTCGGGGTGTTTGTGAAGATGAATTTTCATTTGGCAGCAATTATCACCGAATAACTGGCGGTGTGCTGAAGCAGTTTTTTAACAGTTATTTTTCCGGGGCAACGGGTGTGGTGAATAAAGAGTATCAGGTGAATTTTCCGACACCATTTGCCCGTCAGTGCTGGTACGTGATCCCCGTTTTCCGTTCGTCACACGGTGGGAGTGTTGAGGGTGTCGCCATTACAGCTATTACTGCAACTGGCTTTACTCTGAGCATCACCGGAGATAACGGTGGATGGAATATTGGGTTTATTGCGGAGGGGGTCTGATGAGTTATTTTTACAGTCCATCAAGAAATGCATTTTATAACAGTGAACTGAAATCTGATTATTACGATGCTCTCGATGCGTGGCCGGATGACTGTATTGAGGTAAGTGATGCAGTCTATCAGGAGTTTTATCTTGGTTATCGGGAAGGGTACAAAATGGTTGCAGGCACTGATAACCAGCCATCATGGGAAGAACGTCCACCATTGACCTATGAGGAACAGGTGGAACAGGCAGAAATGATGAAACAGATGCGCATTAATGAGGCTAACAACCTGATTAATGAAAAACAATGGCCATCAAAATTACAGCTTGGCAGGCTGAACGAAATGGAGACAGCCAGATTTAATGCGATGCTGGATTATCTTGAGTTACTTGAAAATATTAATGTAAGTGATGCCCCGGATATAGTCTGGCCTTTATCACCAGAAGTCTGAATACATCCCCGCGTCTGCGGGGATTCCTGTATCCGCCGTTGTGCCATTTTTCATACAAACCACATAACGTGCATCCTGCTCGTATCAACAAGAACATAGGCAGACCCCCTCTACTACCGGAGAGACTGCCTTATGGCTCAGGATTACCACCACGGGGTGCGCGTTGTTGAAGTCAACGAAGGCACCCGATCTATTACCACGGTGAGCACCGCCATCGTGGGTATGGTCTGCACGGGCGATGATGCCGATGCAAAAATGTTTCCTCTTAATAAACCCGTTCTGATCACTGACGTGCTGACCGCCAGCGGTAAAGCGGGTGAGTCCGGTACGCTGGCCCGTTCGCTGGACGCCATCGCTGACCAGGCAAAACCCGTGACCGTTGTTGTGCGTGTGCCGCAGGGTGAAACGGAAGAAGAAACCACGACCAATATCATCGGCGCAGTGACTGCTGAAGGTAAAAAAACAGGCATGAAAGCCCTGTTATCTGCCCAGTCACAGCTCGGCGTTAAACCGCGCATTCTCGGCGTGCCAGGTCACGACACGAAGGCGGTAGCTACTGAGTTGCTGAGCGTGGCGCAAAGCCTGCGTGGGTTTGCTTACCTGTCAGCGTATGGTTGCAAGACGGTGCAGGAAGCAATCACTTACCGTGAAAACTTCAGTCAGCGTGAAGGAATGCTGATCTGGCCCGACTTTACTGGCTGGGACACGGTGCTGAATGCCGAAGCAACGGCTTATGCCACCGCCCGTGCGCTCGGTCTGCGCGCCAAAATTGATGAGCAGACCGGATGGCACAAAAGCCTGTCCAACGTGGGCGTGAACGGTGTCACCGGAATTTCTGCTGATGTGTTCTGGGATCTGCAGGACCCGGCAACCGATGCAGGTCTGCTGAACCAGAACGACGTCACCACGCTTGTGCGCAAGGATGGTTTCCGCTTCTGGGGTTCCCGCTGTCTGAGCGATGATCCGCTTTTTGCTTTCGAAAACTACACCCGCACGGCGCAGGTGCTGACGGACACGATGGCAGAAGCACACATGTGGGCGGTAGACAAACCGCTGAACCCGTCGCTGGCCCGCGACATTATCGAAGGTATCCGCGCCAAAATGCGCAGCCTGGTCAGTCAGGGCTATCTCATTGGTGGTGATTGCTGGCTGGACGAGTCGGTGAACGACAAAGACACGCTTAAAGCCGGAAAACTCACCATCGACTACGACTACACGCCAGTGCCGCCACTTGAAAATCTGATGCTGCGCCAGCGCATCACCGATCAGTACCTGGTGAATTTCGCCAGCCAGGTCAGCGCGTAAGGGGACAACATGGCTTTACCACGCAAATTAAAACATCTGAACCTGTTTAACGACGGGAACAACTGGCAGGGAATCGTTGAGTCGCTGACGCTGCCGAAATTCACCCGCAAATATGAGAAGTATCGCGGCGGCGGTATGCCGGGGGCGGTGGATGTGGATCTGGGACTGGATGACAGTGCACTGGATACAGAATTTTCCATTGGTGGTACCGAACTGCTGCTGTTTAAGCAGATGGGCAAATCCACGGTGGATGGCATCCAGTTGCGCTTTACTGGCTCTATCCAGCGTGACGATACCGGGGAAGTGCAGGCCGTGGAGCTTGTGGTGCGTGGACGTCACAAAGAAGTGGATTCCGGCGAGTGGAAGACGGGCGAAAGCAACACCACCAAAGTGACCAGTACCAACAGCTACGCGAAGCTGACCATCAATGGTGAGGTGCTCTATGAAGTGGACCTTATCAACATGGTGGAAATTGTGGACGGTGTGGACCTGATGGAAGCGCACCGCAACGCCCTCGGCCTCTGATGTATCTGAACGGCGCGGGATACCGCGCCAGAACCCAATTTACAGGACAACAAAATGAGCGATAAGCAGACTGAAAAGACCATTCAACTGGATACCCCTATCAAGCGCGGTAAAACGGAAATCACCGAAATTGTGCTGCGTAAGCCGCAGTCCGGTGCGCTGCGCGGCACGCGCCTGCAGGCCATTATGGATATGGATGTGAACGCGATGATGACCGTGATCCCCCGCATTTCCAGTCCGGTACTGACTGCACAGGAAATCGCAGAGATGGACCCGGCAGATCTCACCGCTATGTCGGTTGAGGTTGTCACTTTTTTGTTGAAGAAGTCGGTGCTTGCCGGTTTACCGACAGCCTGACGGTTGACGATCTGGTGGCAGACATCGCCACCATTTTTCACTGGCCGCCATCCGTTACTGACGTTATGCCGCTGACCGAAGTGCTGGAATGGCGGTATAAAGCGATTCAGAGAAGCGGGGCCAACGATGAGTGATAACAACCTGCGGCTGCAGGTCATTCTTAATGCGGTTGACAAACTCACCCGCCCATTCCGTGTTGCACAGGCCAGTTCGAAAGAGCTGGCTGGCGCAATCAGAAACTCCCGTGACGCATTAAAGCAACTCAATCAGGCGGGTAATAGCCTGGAAAAATTTCGCAAGCTGCAGGCTGATAACAAGAAGTTAGGCGACAGGCTGAACTATGCCAGACAGAAGGCTAATTTGCTTAGCTCTGAGCTGGAGGCGATGGAACAACCATCACAACGGCACCTTGTGGCTTTAGGTCGGCAAACGCTGGCAGTCCAACGCCTGGAAGAACAGCAAAAATATTTGCAGAAGCAAACGGCGCTTGTGCGTGCAGAACTGTACCGGGCGGGAATTTCTGCGAAAGATGATGCGGGAGCAACCGCCCGTTTAGCCCGTGAAACATCACGTTATAACCAGGAATTGTCGAAACAGGAGGCGCGGCTGAAGCGACTGGGGGAAGCTCAGCGCAGGATGAATGCAGCACGTGCCAGTTATGCCCGTTCGCTGGAGGTGCGCGATCGTATTGCAGGTGCCGGAGCCACCACCACGGCTGCAGGGCTGGCAATGGGCGCACCAGTGATGGCGGCAGTAAAAAGCTATACCAGCATGGAAGATGCCATGAAAGGTGTGGCAAAGCAGGTCAATGGTCTGCGTGACGATAATGGCAACCGCACAGCACGTTTTTATGAAATGCAGGATGCCATCAAGGCTGCCAGCGAACAGTTGCCGATGGAAAACGGTGCGGTGGATTTCGCTGCACTGGTTGAAGGTGGTGCGCGCATGAACGTCGCAAACCCTGACGACAGCTGGGAAGACCAGAAACGTGACCTGCTGGCCTTCGCCAGTACGGCAGCAAAGGCGGCAACAGCCTTTGAGCTGCCAGCGGATGAACTGTCAGAAAGTCTGGGGAAAATCGCCCAGCTCTACAACATCCCTACCCGCAATATTGAACAGCTCGGTGATGCGCTGAACTATCTGGATGATAACGCCATGTCGAAAGGGGCAGATATCATTGATGTCATGCAACGCCTGGGTGGTGTGGCTGACCGTCTGGATTATCGTAAAGCGGCGGCACTGGGTTCCACCTTTCTGACACTGGGTGCTGCGCCAGAGGTTGCAGCCAGTGCAGCAAACGCGATGGTGCGTGAATTGTCCATTGCCACCATGCAAAGCAAGAGTTTCTTTGAAGGAATGAATCTGCTGAAGCTCAATCCTGAAGTGATTGAAAAGCAGATGACGAAGGATGCGATGGGAACTATCCAGCGTGTGCTGGAGAAGGTGAACGCACTGCCGCAGGATAAGCGCCTGTCTGCCATGACCATGTTGTTTGGTAAAGAGTTTGGCGATGACGCGGCGAAACTGGCAAACAACCTGCCGGAACTGCAGCGCCAGCTAAAACTGACTGCGGGCAATGATGCGCTCGGTTCCATGCAGAAAGAATCCGACATCAACAAAGACTCACTTTCTGCTCAGTGGTTGCTGGTCAAAACCGGAGCGCAGAACACCTTCAGCAGCCTGGGCGAAACGCTGCGCCAGCCGCTGATGGATATTCTGTACACGGTGAAAAGCATCACGGGGGCGTTGCGCCGCTGGGTGGAAGCTAACCCGGAACTGACAGGCACACTGATGAAAGTAGCCGCTGTGGTGGCTGCGGTTACCGTAGGCCTCGGCACCTTAGCGGTGGCGCTGGCTGCAGTGCTGGGGCCGCTGGCAGTGATCCGTCTGGGATTATCTGTGCTGGGTATCAAAACGTTACCTTCCGTTACGGCAGCAGTAACTCGAACCAGCAGCGCGTTGTCCTGGCTGGCTGGCGCACCACTGGCACTGCTGCGACGCGGGCTTGCTTCATCGGGCAACGCCGCAGGTTTACTTACTGCGCCGTTGTCGTCTTTGCGCCGCACGGCATCACTGACGGGAAATGTCCTGAAAACTGTAGCAGGTGCGCCGGTTGCACTTTTGCGGTCTGGATTATCCGGTTTACGTGCTGTTGCTGTGATGTTTATGAATCCTCTGGCGGTACTGCGCGGTGGACTGGCCGCCGCAGGCACGGTGCTGCGAGTACTGGCATCTGGTCCACTGGCGATGCTGCGCGTTGCCCTGTATGCCATATCTGGTCTGTTAGGTGCTCTGCTCAGTCCGATAGGTCTTGTGGTTACTGCACTGGCGGGTGTGGCGCTGGTTGTCTGGAAATACTGGCAACCCATCACCGCATTTCTCGGTGGCGTGGTGGAAGGATTCAAAGCGGCGGCAGGTCCCATCAGTGCTGCATTCGAACCACTTAAGCCTGTGTTTCAGTGGATTGGCGACAAAGTACAGGCGCTGTGGGGCTGGTTTACTGATCTGCTGACGCCCGTTAAGTCGACCTCTGCCGAACTGCAGAGTGCAGCGGCAATGGGGCGGCGATTCGGGGAGGCACTGGCGGAAGGGCTGAATATGGTCATGCATCCGCTGGACTCCCTGAAATCCGGTGTTTCCTGGTTGCTGGATAAACTCGGCATTGTCAGTAAAGAGGCTGCAAAGGCGAAACTGCCTGAAAGCGTGACGCGTCAGCAACCTGCGACGGTGAATGCTGACGGTAAAGTGATGATGCCATCGGGTGGTTTTCCGTCATGGGGATATGGCTTTGCGGGGATGTATGACAGCGGCGGCTATATCCCGCGCGGGCAGTTTGGCATCGTCGGTGAAAACGGGCCAGAAATTGTTAACGGCCCGGCAAATGTGACCAGCCGGAGAAATACAGCTGCACTGGCTGCCGTTGTTGCCGGAATGATGGGCGTTGCTGCCGCGCCTGCAGAGCTTCCACCGTTACATCCTTTGGCACTTCCCGCGAAAGGCGGCGAAGCGATGGTGAGTCGTGCAGCCACTGTGCCGCCCGTTCAACGGCTTGAGGCACCGACGCAGATCATCATTCAGACGCAGCCAGGACAAAGTGCGCAGGATATTGCGCGGGAGGTGGCCCGCCAGCTTGATGAACGTGAACGCAGGCTGAAGGCAAAAGCCAGGAGTAACTACAGCGATCAGGGGGGATACGACGCATGATGATGGTGCTGGGATTGTACGTGTTTATGCTGCGCACCGTGCCGTATCAGGAACTGCAGTATCAACGCAGCTGGCGACATGCGGCTAACAGCCGGGTAAATCGTCGTCCGTCCACGCAGTTTCTGGGACCGGATAACGACATGCTGACGCTTTCTGGCGTTCTTATGCCGGAGATAACAGGCGGCAGGCTGTCGTTGCTGGCACTTGAGCAGATGGCAGAACAGGGGAAAGCATGGCCTCTGATTGAAGGCAGCGGCACGATTTACGGCATGTATGTGATTGAGGGACTGAATCAGACTAAAACGGAGTTTTTCCGCGACGGTATGCCGCGCCGGATTGAGTTCACCCTGTCGCTCAAACGGGTGGATGAATCCCTGTCCGATATGTTCGGTGATCTCAGTGCGCAGCTGAATAATCTGCAGGGAACGGCAACATCTGCCTTAAGCGATATCAGTAAAACGGTGGGAGGGCTTCTGTCGTGAATTTCAGCTCTGAACTGCTTAACAAAGGCAACAAAACTCCCGCATTCAGCATCAGTATTGAAGGCAGGGATATCACCACTGTGTTGGACAACCGCCTGATGGGGCTGACGCTGACGGATAACCGGGGATTTGAAGCGGACCAGTTTGATCTGGAGCTGGACGACACCGATGGAAAAATCGTGCTGCCGCGCCGTGGTGCGGTCATTACGCTGGCGCTGGGCTGGAAGGGGCAGCCGCTTTTCCCGAAAGGGGCATTCACGGTGGACGAGATTGAACACACTGGCGCACCGGACCGCCTGACTATTCGGGCGCGAAGTGCTGATTTTCGTGAAACGCTGAATACCCGCCGTGAAAAGTCGTGGCACAAGACCACCGTCGGGGAAGTGGTGAAGGAAATAGCCGCGCGGCACAAGCTGAAGATGGCACTGGGTAAAGACCTGTCGGATAAGCCCGTGGTACATATAGACCAGACCAATGAGAGTGACGGCAGTTTTCTGATGCGGCTGGCGCGCCAGTACGGTGCTATTGCGTCGGTGAAAAATGGCAATCTGTTATTCGTCCGGCAGGGACAGGGCAAAAGCGCCAGCGGTAAACCTCTGCCGGTGATCACTATCACACGCAAGGACGGCGACAGTCACCGCTTTACCCTGGCAGATCGCGGAGCCTATACGGGCGTAATTGCTAGCTGGTTGCATACCCGCGAACCCGCGAAGAAAGAAAGCACCACGGTGAAGCGTAAGCGCAGGACCGCAAAGCAGAAGAAAGAGCCGGAAGCGAAGCAGGGCGATTACCTGGTGGGTACGGATGAAAACGTGCTGGTACTTAATCGCACTTATGCCAACCGGAGCAACGCTGAACGGGCAGCGAAAATGCAGTGGGAACGCCTGCAACGCGGCGTTGCGTCATTCTCGCTACAACTGGCGGAAGGTCGGGCAGATCTCTACACGGAAATGCCAGTGAAAGTCAGTGGCTTTAAACAGCCGATAGATGATGCGGAATGGACCATTACGACTCTGACACATACCGTCAGCCCGGATAACGGTTTTACGACCAGTCTGGAGCTTGAAGTGAGGATTGATGATTTCGAAATGGAATGATTCTTCGCAATGGAGAACTTTTAAGTTTGCAAAATGGAATAATGCGGTATCATTATTGTGAATTTAGCAAAAATGGGGAGAACTCGAAAAATGATGATTTGCCCACTGTGTGGAAGTGCCGCCCATACTCGCAGCAGTTTTCAGGTATCTTCATTGACCAAAGAGCGTTACAACCAGTGCCAGAATATTAACTGCAGCCATACTTTTGTTACCCATGAAACTTTTGTTCGTTCGATTGCAACGCCAAACGAGTCAAATCCGGTTCAGCCGCATCCAATGAAATCAGGACAGGTGGCGCTCTCTCTTTGACGCTGCCGCCATTTTGTCGCCATCGATAAAAAACAGTGTTTCTAACATCATGATTTTAAAAGGCATAAATTTCAGGCAACAAAAAACCCATCAACCTTGAACCGAAATGGCGGGGTTGATGGGCTCCACAAAATGGGGACATCAAAGAAAAGCAGTGGCACTAATTAAGACTGATGCCGTGCGGAAAAGTTCTGCGGTTGTGCAAAAAAATTTCATTTTCAGGGCAACTTCAGTTTTATCCTAATCCTGGCCATACCATGACGATGATTGTCCCTGCCAGCGTCAGCAGGACGTTGGCGATTGCGTAGGTGCCCGCATAGCCCAGTGCAGGGATGTTACTGCGAGCTGTATCACTGATGATCTCCATTGCCGGCGCGCAGGTGCGTGCGCCCATCATTGCGCCGAACAACAGTGCGCGGTTCATTCGCAATACATAAGCACCGAACAAGAAACAGATAACCACGGGCACAAGACTGACAATTAATCCGGCAATCAACATCTGACCGCCAATCGCGCCCAGGCCGTTATTAATACCGCTACCGGCGCTCAGACCAACGCCTGCCATAAACACCATCAAGCCGAACTCTTTCACCATGCTTAATGCACCTTGCGGAATGTAACCGAAGGTCGGGTGGTTAGCACGCATAAAGCCCAGCATAATTCCGGCGAATAACAACCCGGCAGCGTTCCCCATGCCGAAACTGAATGTGCTGAACTGGAAGGTGATCATCCCGATCATCAGCCCAATAACAAAGAAGGCGCAAAATGCCAGCAGGTCAGTGACCTGGCTGTGAATCGAGATAAAGCCGATGCGATCGGCGATGGTTTTTACGCGACGGGCATCACCGCTGACTTGTAAAACGTCACCTTTGTTAAGCACGACGTTGTCATCTATCGGCATCTCAATCTGGCTACGAATGACGCGGTTAAGGAAGCAACCGTGATCGGTCAACTTCAGTTGTGCGAGACGTTTACCTACAGCGTTATGGTTTTTAACGACCACTTCTTCAGTGACGATACGCATGTCGAGAAGGTCACGATCGAAAACTTCTTTACCGTTACGGAAGCTGGGATCGAGTCGGGCATGGGCGTCGGGATAGCCTACCAACGCTATTTCATCGCCCATTTGTAGCACGGCATCACCGTCTGGATTTGCCAGAATCCCGTTACGTCGAATACGTTCAATGTAGCAGCCGGTTTGTCGATAAATACCCAGTTCACGCAGATTTTTGCCGTCGGTCCAGGCCACCAGCTCCGGGCCGACGCGATAGGCGCGGATCACCGGTAAATAAACCTTACGGTTGGCATCAGTGTCCAGGCCACGTTCGCGGGCGATTTGCTGGGCGCTGGTCTGTAAGTCCTGATGCTGCAATTTCGGCAAGTAACGCGCACCAACAATCAAACTCACCAGACCGATTAAATAGGTTAAGGCATACCCGAGGCTCAGATTATCCAGTGCCAGTGAGAGCTGCCTGCTTTCCATGCCGGAATGACGCAGTGTATCGCCAGCACCGACCAGAACCGGTGTCGACGTCATAGAGCCTGCTAACATACCGGCCGTCAGGCCAATATCCCAGCCAAACAGCTTACCTAACCCTAAGGCGATCACCAGCGCACTGCCAACCATCACCAGTGCTAACATTAGGTAATTTTTCCCATCGCGAAAAAAAATGGAAAAAAAGTTCGGTCCGGCTTCGACCCCGACGCAGAAAATAAACAGCATAAAGCCAAGATTAAGCGCATCGGTGTTAATGCTGAAATGTTGTTGGCCTAATAACAGCGATACGACTAAAACGCCAATGGAATTACCCAGTTGGATCGAACCAAGTCGTAACTTTCCGAGACATAGCCCAAGCGCGAGGACCACAAATAATAACAGAATGTAATTCCCATTTAACAATTCGGCGACGTTTATATTCACGGAGGCTAACTTCTTGTTTACTAGTAAGCTGTTGAAAGAAATGGTAATTTACGATAATGTTTTTTACCAGAATTCAGGGCGCAGATTCATTCAGCGCACCTAAACGATAGTAAAGTAACAATATATTTTACTAGTGTAATCACATTAGGTATCAACGGCTATATGAATTGCGTTGGCCTATATTAGCATGGAATGCGAAGCGGCTTTATCTTACTGAACGCCACACTGGCGAAAAATGTGTTCGATAGACGCAGTGTCAGGAGGAACGAGTGAAACATAAACAACGTTGGGCGGGGGCAATCTGCTGTTTTGTCCTCTTCATTGTGGTGTGCCTTTTTCTGGCGACGCACATGAAAGGCGCTTTTCGGGCTGCCGGGCATCCTGAAATCGGCTTGCTATTTTTCATTCTTCCTGGAGCAGTCGCCAGCTTCTTTTCACAGCGTAGAGAAGTCCTGAAACCTCTGTTTGGCGCAATGCTGGCGGCACCCTGTTCGATGCTCATTATGCGGCTGTTTTTTTCACCGACGCGCTCATTCTGGCAAGAGCTGGCATGGTTACTAAGCGCGGTGTTCTGGTGTGCGCTGGGGGCACTGTGTTTCTTATTTATCAGTAGTTTGTTTAAACCACAGCACAGAAAAAATCAGTAAAGCCCTCAACGCGAGGGCTTGTCAGACGATCAGGCGTCCAGATTTTCTTTCACCCATGCAGCAAAATCGGTATAGCCGCCGATATGTTGCTGATCGACAAAAATCTGCGGCACGGTTTCTACGGGTTTACCTGCCTTTTGTTGTAGATCTTCTTTAGTGATCCCTTCCGCACGAATATCTACATACTGATACTGAAAATCATCGCGTTCATTGCTCAATTTCTCAGCCAGATCTTTTGCACGCACACAGTAAGGGCAACCCGAACGACCAAAAATAACGGTTTGCAT